ACAGCACCAACGATTGCATCCAGAAACGGATATACTGAAATAGTAGACTTATTGGAAGGTTATAAATCTAACAAAAAAATTGATTTATAATTAGTAAGTTTAACCAACCAGTATAATCACAGTATTATAAGTAATTATATTGAGAATGTCAAAGGTATTCTATGATAAGCCTATAATTGATCAGATATTTGAAGATTTTAACAAAGCTGAACAGGATCAGGATTTAGATAAATTAATAAAATTAGTTAGTATATTGCTACCAGAAGATGTTAATAAACAATATAAAGATGGGAGTACAGTACTAATGTCGGCATCTTATTTTGGCATAACTGAAATAGTTAAATTATTGTTGGAAAAGGAAGGAATTAATGTCAATATACATAATATTTATGGATATACAGCATTAACACTAGCATCCTACAATTGTAGTACTGAGATAGTTAAATTATTACTGGAATATAAAGATACTGATGTTAATATACAATATAATGAAGGAAATACAGCACTTATGTATGCATCTAGATGTGGTTGTGCTGAAATAGTTAAATTATTGTTAGGACATAAAGATATTGATGTTAATATACAAAATAATAAAGGAAATACAGAACTTATGGTTGCATCCAGAAAAGGATATACTGAAGTAGTTAAATTATTACTGGAAAAAGAAGGTATTAATATTAATATACAAAATAATGAAGGAAATACAGCACTTATATATGCATCTAGATGTGGTTGTGCTGAAATAGTTAAATTATTATTAGGACATAAAGATATTGATATTAACATACAAGATAATAATGGAAATACAGCACCAACGATTGCATCCAGAAACGGATATACTGAAATAATTGAATTGTTGGAAAAATACCAAAAATTGATTTATAATTGGTAAGTTTAACCAACTATTATAATCACAGTATTATAAGTAATTATATTGAGAATGTCAAAGGTATTCTATGATAAGCCTATTATTGATCAGATATTTGAAGAATTTTGCAAGTCAAAATCTAAACAAGACCAAGATAAATTAATAAAATTAGTTAGTATATTACCACCAGAAGATGTTAATAAACAAGATGTTAGTGGATTTACAGTACTAATATTAGCATCTATATACTGTTATACTGAAATAATAAAAATATTACTGGGAAAAGAAGGTATTAACATTAATTTTAAGAATAAATTTGGAAACACAGCATTAAATTTTTTGCGCGTAAGCGGACATACAGAAATAATTGAACTCTTAGAAAATCATAAATCGGATTCATTTATATACCAATAATGTATTCAACATTTGATTCATTCAAAACAGTAACCAAATTTATAATATTATAAGTATCTATATAATTGTAATCTGTTTTGTATCTATCTTCTTTTGGATTGTAATTACACAAAGATTTATGATGGGATTTATTATAGGATTTATTATCGAATTTGGATATAGTGATATCTGTAGTTATAACTATATCTTTTTCATGCATATTTTTATTATTAAAGATAATATCATAAAATTTTTTTATTCTGATTTTTTTTTCATATGACATATGTAAAAGACCACCTCTTAGAAAATTATGATTTGACTTAAAATGTGGTATAGTTATGGTTATTTTACAACTATCACCACATCTATCATATAATTGATTTTTGACATTTTCATATTCTTTGGAATGTATTAGTATATTTGATAATGCTTGATAAAATTCTTTTATGGTATTCCTCAAAGTACCACTAAAAATACCTGAAAAAACAATATCTGCAGCATACCTAACAGCATCTCTTTTATTAACACCTTTAATCCTTATTAAATATTTCTTAATTGCGATTAGATCCTCTCTAGAGTCCGATATATGTGGATAGTAACAGCAAGAACATACATAATATCCAAATTTTGTTAACCATTTCAAAATATATGGCAAACTTGTTCTTTTTATTTTTCTAAGTAATGTGCACCTTCCACATGACTGGCATTTTTCTGCAGTTAATACATTTCTAATATAACCAGAATTAATAGTATCCAAACTCATCCTATCCTTAAAATATGCTTCCAATTCAGATACTAAAGTATCTGACATTGGATTGTAATTTGGATTATTATTAATATTTGTAAATGACACAAAGCAACCATCAATTTCTATTTTTTTTCTTAAATTAATTGGACGGAATACTTTCGACATGTATATCCTATCTTATACTAAGAGTTATTATCCTGCTATTATTTCTATCCCAATTTCAATTTTTGGACAGCAATAAAATTGATTAATATAATATAAGGGTATACATACCATAAATATACTTATAAATATGTCAAACAAATACCTAAACATATTAACAGGAAAATGTAATGAGGATATAGTTAATCCGGCTATGGATTTTCCATATGAACTTGATCATTTTCAAAAGTATAGTTGTATAGCCATATCAAAAGATGAAAATGTACTTGTAACAGCACATACTGGATCAGGGAAAACAGCTATAGCTGAATATGCCATAGCTCATTATTCAAGGAAAGGAAAACGTGTTGTTTATACATCACCAATTAAAACATTATCAAATCAAAAATATAGTGAATTTAGAGATAAGTTTGAATCGGATGATACAACAGTAGGTCTTATGACTGGAGATAATAAAATAGCTCCAAATGCAGATATAGTTGTAATGACAACTGAAATACTGAGAAATACACTTTATGAAATGGATAAAGATTTATATTTTGAAGATAATTTTATAGAAAAAGTCGGTTGTGTTATTTTTGACGAGGTTCATTATATAAATGATAAAGATAGAGGACATGTATGGGAAGAAACGATAAATCTCTTAAATCCAAACATAACATTAGTTATGTTATCGGCCACTATAGATAAGGCAGAAGAATTTGCTAGTTGGATAGGTGATATCAAACACAAACCCATAAATCTAGTACCAACAGATCATAGAGTTGTCCCTCTTGAACATTTTATATACATTGATAATAAACTGCATAAAATATTGGATAAAAATAATAATTTTGATAATAATAATTTTGATAATGCTTATAAATCATATAAAATTATACAAAATGATAAAAAATCATCTATATACTACTTGAACAAATCAATAAAATATCTATATGATAATGATATGTTACAAACCATCTTCTTCTCATTCTCTAGGAAAAATTGCGAAAAATATGCAAAATCTGTTTCCAAAAATCTAATAACTGAAAAAGAAGGTATTGAGGCTGCTAAATTATTTGATAAATATATGTTAAAATATGTTGATCAATATGGCCATATTGATCAATATGGGCAAGTAAGGAGATTAATTGAAAAAGGTGTTTGTTATCACCATTCTGGTTTATTGTCTATATTAAAGGAAATAATAGAGATAATCTTTGAGAAAGGATATATTAAAGTTCTATTTGCCACAGAAACATTTGCTGTTGGAGTCAATATGCCCACTAGATCAATAGTATTTACTGCTCTAGAAAAACATACTTCTGAAGGTATACGGTCGCTATTTACATCAGAGTATAAGCAGATGAGTGGTAGAGCTGGAAGAAGAGGTATAGATAAACATGGATATGTTGTTATACTTCCTCTTTATGAATTTCCTGATAAACAAGATTTGAGACATATGATGTTAGGAAGGGCCCCTTCAATACATTCAAAATTTACAATAAATTATTCATTCATACTTAAAATAATAAGATCATCAAATAAAAATTTTACTGAATTTATTAATTCATCACTATATGACAGATTTAACTCAAATCAAATACTATTAGATAAGCAAAATATAAAAGAACCACTAGAACCAAATATGAGTAATAATTCTATAGAATTTATAAATTTTTTAAAAGAAGAGGATAAATTAAAGAGTATGGGATTTACATTAAACAAGAAGCAGATTAAAAATAAGAAAAAATTATTACAACAAGTAAATAAGGAGGAAGTTGAAGTGTATAAACGATATCAAGAAGATATAGTAAAATACAGATATGATCTTGATAGAATATCTTATATGGAAAATTATGTTAATTATGAATCTGAAAAAGTAATAGAGTTATTATACAATTATAGTTATATAAATACATTATTGTCATATGATAAATTGACAGATGCTAATATTACTATGAAAGGTATTTTAGCATCACAGATAAATGAGTGTAATCCGTTATTATTAACAGAAATAATAACAAAAGATTTATTTGATGATATGACAGCAGAAGAAATAGTTGGTTTAATAGGTATATTTATAATTGATAGTAAAGATGGCTATATGTTTAGTGAAATAAAACAGGAATTATCTGAGAATTTAGTATTTAAAATAAATATTGTACATGATATAATAGAAGATTATACATTAGCTGAAAAAAATATAGGAATATGTACTGATGATAATTTTTGGAGTATATCATATGATTATGCATTTGCTGGATATTTATGGGCTAATCAATGTACATTACAAGATATATTTAATAAATTAAATATATATGAAGGAAATTTTGTCAGAAATTTATTAAAAATTAATAATATTGTTCAAGATTTGATTAACCTCCATCATATTTATGATAATTTAAAAGTTATTCCAACTCTTGAAAGTATACAGGAATTAATATTAAGAGATATAGTTACTGTAAATTCATTATATGTGGAATAAGATTATTTTATATAAAGATAATTATTGTATATATTATAATATATTAATAATACACTTATGGATGATGAAGGATGGACATTAGTTACTTATAAAAAAAATAGAAATAATAAGAGAAAAAGACCATTTAGAGCAAAATATACTGAATCACCATCAGATGTTATTATGAATAAAACAATACCAGATTATTCATCAAATAGAACTAGATTCAATAACAATAGATTCGATCCATCTAAAAATAAAATAGAAAAAATGTCAGATAGTGGAGAGACACAATTAGAATATATATCACGGGATATATCTGACAAAATTACAACAGCAAGGATGAATAAAAAATTAACACAAAAAGATTTAGCTAATTCTTGTAATCTACCTTTACAAATTATTAAAAATTATGAATCTGGAGATGCTGTACTAAATTCATCTTATCTAAATAAAATATCAGATATACTTAATATATCTGTTAATTGATATAATTAATGTATAAATTAATATTATTATTGATTATTTTCAATAATAATATCAAGTGGATCATATATATGCAACTTTTTTTTGCATGATATATTTACAATATGTAAAATATTTAATCTATCACATATATCTTGTACATCATCAATATATATATTAGTCCGCATATCACACTTATTACCACATAATATTATATTGATATTGGGATCTTGATCCTTTATATTATTATAATAATTAATAATATTATTAAGTGAATTGGAATTTGTTAAATCAAACATTATAATAGCATAATCGATATTATAATCAGATAGATCTGGTACATCTTCAGATCCTATCGTATCATATATTTTGAATGTTGTTTTTTTATGTATATATTTATATACTCTTGGATCGCTTGTTTTGACATGTTGTAATCGGCATATTTTTGTTGTTAGTAATTTTATATAGCTAGTTTTTCCTACTTCACTGTCTCCAACAATTATTATACTGTGTTCCATTATACTTTATACAGGCTAGGATATGATTTGTATATACAGATAGATTAATATAATGAATTAATTTCAATTTTATTGCTAAATTACCTTAAACAGTTAATATATTTAATAATGTATCAATAAATTTAATAATGTCTAAAGTTCCAAATTTTGAGCCCATAATTATATTGTTTTGTAAGGAAATACAAAAAGATAATCCTGATATTGAGATGTTAGAAACACTTATAGATCGGTTATCAGAAGAAGATACACTTAAAATAACTAAAATATATTTATCTAATAAACAGATACAATCCATACCTAATAATATTGGTAAACTTGTAAATCTGCAAGAATTAGATTGTCATAATAATAATATAACAGAATTACCAGATAGCATATGTAATCTTACTAATTTGCAACACATAAACCTAAGATATAACAAGATAATAAGATTACCAGATGGGATAGTTAATTGTCAAAAACTTATGATTTTAGATATTGATAATAATAATATCACAAAATTGCCTGAACGTATCGGTGAACTGTCTAATTTGCAACAATTATATTGTTGTAATAATAATATAACAGAATTACCAGATAGCATATGTAATCTTACTAATTTGCAAAATTTATATGTAAATAGCAATAAAATAACTATATTACCTGATAATATAGGTAATCTCAAGAATCTTGTTCAATTATGCCTGTCCAATAATAATATATATGTTTTACCTAACAGTGTTAAAAATTTAGAAGAATTACAATATTTTTATTATGATAAATACAGAATTGCTGGTATAATACCAAATAATATTAATAATATTATAAATCAAGTATAAATATATTACACATTATCTTTTTTATGCATAGATAAATATTTAAGTCCTGTATATACACTGTAAGGCACTTTTGGTGGTGCAGTGTATATAAATGTTAACTCTAATTGTTTTGTTTTTTGTATTTCTGCTATGACATCATCTAAATTTACCTTTTTCTCCCATGGTTGACCACCCAAAAAATTATAATAATACCATACATTATTACATTTTATATATGCTATAGTATGGAATGATTTTGTGTATATGATAGCATGTAAATCAAATATAACATCAGCATAATTATCACCTGTATTATAATACCATAACTTATTGGCTATTGTATCAGGAAGTGTGTATTGATCTTTTACTTTAATATTGTAACTATTTTCACTTATTTTTAATATTAATATCCCATTACTAATATTTTCTATTAGATTATTTTTTGCTATACTACGATTTTGTGTTATATTATAATTTTGTGTTATATTTATATATTTATCATACATAGATAATAATTTAATGTCTAACAAAATTGATATATCAATTATACCGTTTAAAATATGTTTTTTTGTTTTTTCTGGATATTTATCAGATACACTATGTTCTTGGTATTTTAGGTAATATATATCAAAATTATATTTTTCGGTTAAAAAATGAATATAATCACTGATATTTGAAAAGTCTCCTGCAGGAGAACAATTATTGCACTGTTTATTTATTTCATTACGTAAATTGCTTGTAGTACATGATTTGCCAGAATATATACTATTATGTATACTTTTAATAGTTCCGTTAATGTTTCTCAACTTTCTGTTCTTATTTTGTGATACAATTAATTTCTGATATGTATATGGATGGATAGGATACAATAATGCCATAAATAAACTATCAACAGCACAATTATTATTTTCCCACTTTATAGATTTAGGAGAACATGTTATTTCATTATTTACATCATTTATTTTCACGAGTAGATCAGTATATTTACCTTCTTTTATAAATTCCACTATACTAGAGTAATTCTTATTATTTACATATTTTTTTAATTCACCTATATAGTTATTTATATCATTATTTGTTTTATAATTATTATCTGTAAAATCCTCTAAAAAGAATTTTATTTGTGCAATAAATTTTTTTGTATTACTAGTGATTATATTTGCTTCACCGTCTGATATTTTAACCAAATCAATAGTATCATTAAAATATTCCACTATTGCAGTAGGTGATTGAAACATTATGTCTCCACTAACCATATATTTTTCAATGAAATCATCAACTCTTTCATATAAATAACGATAATTTTGCATTCCTATTTTCTCTAATCTTGTTTCTCTTTCTGATGGATTATCCATTATATAATAAAAATTGATAATTATAATTAAAGTATAATAGCTATATATATACTGTATTATATAGATGCTAAAAGCCATTACAGCAGTAAGTAAAATAATATATGACAAATTTTATGATTATGGATCATATTATATAAATTATGAGATTGATATGGATAATGAGGATGAATCAAGTGATACCGAAGACAAAGAATATTTTGATATACTTAACTTGCCATATGATTACGGTATGACAAGATTATATCCAGAACCATCATATTATGAATTATATTCAGCATTTTTTTCTGAACCCACACATATTATTGATAATATATGGTTAGGTAGTTCATATAACGCAGCATCATATGGTGCTCTTGTTGATAGAGATATCAAATTAATCATAAATGTATCAAAAGAGATAACACACTATTTTCCAAATGATTTTACTTATATTAGATATGATATATATGATAATAATAAACAAAGTATTACTGATTATCTAGAAAAATCATACAATGATATAATATACCATCAACATAATAAAAATGGAAATATATTTGTTCATTGTTATATGGGAAGAAGTAGATCTGTGTCTATACTTTTATATTATATAATGAAAAGTAAAAAGCATGATAATGGATCTAATTATACTTTTAGAGATGCCTTAAATTACATAAAATCAAAAAGGCCGATAATAAATCCGACTGTTAAATTCACAAGAGATCTTATTAAGAATATTGAATACAAAAATCAAACAGATAACAGCAACAAAGTATAAACAAATAATTTATTTATAATGCTTCTCTTGCCTTCATAATAGCATTACTTACCTGTTCTGCTACTATTCAGATAATAATAGTTTCATTTTTTTTGCAAATTTCAAGAGGTAATATATACATATATATGGACTATAATTACTTAGTAAAAGTTGTAGTTATAGGTGATAGTGGAGTAGGAAAAACATCGTTATGTGATAATTATATATATAAAAAAACACCATGTTCAGATCCGACTCCAACAATAGGAGTTGAATATTTCACAAAAATTGAAGATATGGGAGATATTAAATTAAAATTAAATATATGGGATACTGCTGGACAAGAAAGATTCAGCTCAATATGTAGATCATATTATAGACATTCAGTATGTGCTTTGGTCTGTTTTAGATTAAACAGTCTTTTATCATTTGATAATGTTAATAAACATATAAAATCATTACATAGTTGTATTTATCCACCTCCTCATATAGCCCTTATTGGAACTTTTTCTGATGATATATTAAATAGAGCAGTTCAAGAAGATGATATTAATGATATATGTGAAAAATATAGCATAAAATATTATGAAACTTCTGCAAAGAATGGATCTAATGTTAATAACACTTTTAAGGATATTTGTGTAGATATTACTGATAAGATTTATAATGGAACTATAACAGTAAAAGAAAATAATCCAAAAAATGTAATTCCTGAAGATATAAGCATAAATATAGATAAACACTTCACTTGTTGTATTTTATTATGAATCAATATGATTACATATCTCTATTTAAAAGGAATATTAATAATAGAGATTATGATAAAATTGATTATTTGATAAATTATTCTGATAAATTAAGTGAAAAATATGCGGAATTATATCATACAAATAAAGAGTCTAAACTAATACAAGACCCATATGTAACATTGATAGATTTATACAAGAATATAGATATTTTTACTCATCTTAATTATAATAATAATAAACCTATTATTAGAGAAAAAAAAATTCCAAACATAAAAGACTATGAATCATTCCTATTTTATTTTAATCTGATTACTGAAAATATATTATCTAAAATAATTTGGGATAACATAGTTATTGTTGGTGATATTGTCCTTTTAGCACTATTATATGATACAAATTATAATGATATATATTTAATAAGAGATGATATTAATAATAACTACAGAGATTATGAATTGGATATTTACTTGTATGGTAATATTGATAAAACAGAAAAAATAAAGTATATATGTAAATCTATCATGAATATTATGTTATTTAAACCATCATTGATAAGTGGATCAGATACTATATCATTGGTATCGGATAAATATTATCCAAAAATAAACATTCATACAGGATCATATATATCACCGACTCATATATTACTAGAATCATCTATTATTGATACAAAAAAAATATTATTTGATTACAAAAATAATAAAATTTGGGTAACTCCTAAATCACATTATAATTATGTATATTCGGTAACTTCATGTGATTATAGTGATATTAATGATATTAGTGTGTATACTAAATTATTAAAATTAGGATATGGTATTTATTTTAACAATTTACAAATTGATAGTATTGATCAAAAGTTATTTTATACTGATAATTATACTAAAGATATAGATAAATTACTTATTGGAAATATAATTAATGATATAGATAAGTTACATGATGTATATAAACAAATTACTTTTTTTGAAAACTTGCATGAAGATAAATATTTTTATCCGATAAATGAAGGAGATAGTGATACAGTTTACCATCTTATAAAAAATGATACTAAATTTCCATATAATCCATTAATGTATTCAATAGTTGTTGATAATTATGATATATTTTGTATATTGTTAGATAATATATTAGAATACACTGAACCATTTAAATTAGCATTAAAACTAGAAAAAGATAGGTATGTTGATATATTAGTTAATCTTGTGGATATAGATGATATTAAAGATATTATTATTGATAACAGTTTCCATAAATATTATTATATTATAATTGATCATTTAACCATGGATGATATTATAATAATCATAAATAGCGGAAATATATCATTAATAAATTTAATTGATTTTAGTAATTATCCAGATACTATTAATTATCTATTATCAATTGATGATATTAATGTATTTAGAAATATTATACTCAATAATAAAGATATTGTACAAAATATAGCAACAAAAGATATTTATGATGTTAAAAAAAGAAATATTTTGCAAAATTTAGGATATCAACTTTCTGCTATAAATAAAAATATACTAGAAGATGTGATATATGAGAATAGAGACATACAAAATATCCAAAAATATAATGTTCAAAAATATATTAATATTAAATTTTCGACTGGTTACAAACCATTCGAATATTGTATTATAACTGACAATACTGATTTAGCATATGAACTTATCAAATATGATATTGACCATAAAGGATGTAATTATGTAAAATTATGTGCACTTTACAATTCAAAAAAATCTATAATATTTCTAAATAATCACGCAAAGGATGTATTTTCTGCATATCATAAGAATGAATTACCTCCAGCAGAATTATCTCTATGTTATACTGATTATGATGGAAACTGTATATTACATTATCTATCTGATCCAATAATTATTTCACTAGTAAATACCCTTCGTCCAAATTTAATAAATTTGCCAAATAATAGTGGATGTACGTGTATATCATATGCTAAAAAAGGTTGTATAGTGGAAAAATTGTTACAATTGCATTCTGATCCTTTAATAACAGATAATAATGGATTTAATCAGTTTCATAATTTGATATTAAATGGAAATGCGACAAATAACATAATAGATGTTTTTATAAGATATTATCCAGATATATTAAATATATGTACAAAATATGAAAATTATACACCTTTAATGATAGCTATATGTCAAGGATATGATACTTTAGCAGAACATATGATAAAACGTGGAGCTGATACTAACATCAATGATATATTTGGGAATACAATTTATCATTATATGGCCATAGTTGATTCTAAATTAGATATATATATACCAAATATACAAAATGTATATCATATAACACCTTATATGTATGGATTTAAATTAGGGAATTTACGGTATGTAAATTATGATTATGATGATGTAATACATGTTGATAAAAAAATACATATTAATCTAGTAAAAAGAATAAATGATATGATTACAGAAGGAAAATACATAAAATACATAATATAAACATTAAATTAATTTATTGATATTTTTTATTGGAATAGTAACAGAATATTAAAAAATTGAATTTTTAATATTTTGATATTATATTTTACCAGATTGCAATAATATAGATGAGCATAACTGTATTTACTGATGGCGCATGCTCTAACAATGGAAAATTAAATGCTCTAGGTGGATATGGAGTTTATTTCCCAAATAAAGAATTACCAGATATATCTGAAGAATTTACATTACATCCCATAACTAATCAACGAGCGGAATTATATGCTATATATACAGCTTTAACGATGATATTTAATAAATGTGATGTAAATAAAATATTATTGTATAGTGATTCAGATTATTCCATAAAATGTTTGACATCATGGATTTATAATTGGAAAAGAAATAATTGGAAAACATCTAATAAAAAACCTGTTAAGAATAAAGATATAATAGAAAATATATCTAAGTTGATTGATCAAAATTCAAATGTAACTGTATCGTTTTTTCATGTCAAAGCACATACTAACAAAACAGATGATATTTCTATGGGAAACCACTTTGCTGATAAATTAGCCACTAATGGGATAAATAATAATCCTTCTATATGCTAAAATAACCAAAATATCCAAAATATATAGATAAATATATATAACAATGGATGAAATTGATGAAGTAGATTATTGTATATGTGAATCATGTAAATTAATATTTGATAATGATAATGATTATGATAGTCATAATTGTGTAGGTAGTGTACATCCCAATTATACTATTCCGACTTCTACTAATGGTTATAAATGTCCATTATGTGATAATATATATGCTACTCAAAATATACTGGGTGAGCATTTTTATTTAGAACATGGGACATATGATAGTATGCAAACATTAGATAATAATATTATTAGAAATGGTTTTCCGGGTTTTGATATTTTAGATTATATAAATATGACAAATTATCTGGACAGCGACGAATTAAATAATTTATTGAATAAAGGAGAAAGGTGTTGTATATGTACTGATCTTTTTGTAAATTATACAGAGGAATATGTTAATACTTGTGATAATATAAACAAAAATATATATGATGATCTTGATGGATATGTATCGGATTCAGCTTTAACAAACCATAAAAGAGCTATTATTTTTAATAATTATATTGACATATATAATAGGATATATTTTGACATATCCCATAAATACAAGTTAGATATTAGCAATAATATAATAAGTATAACAGATCCTCGAATTATATCTGCATATAATTACTGTAGATACAAAGAGCACTCTCCTATAAAGCTATCATGTTGTAATAATTTAATATGTATGCCATGTTTGCAGTATCATATTATGAGCAAAAATTTAATTATATGTCCATATTGTAATCATGACCATACAGTTACAGATATGAAATACATTATTTATTTTGATAAATCTGACTACAAGGATAAGAATAAAAAAAATGCATTTTTATAATTAGGAGAAAAAATTATTGAAAAATAATATCTCATTATTACTTAATTTATGTATACTATATTTAGAACTGGTAGGAGGCTCATAATCATCATTTAACAATAATCCATAGGTATCAATAAATGTTGTGTCATAATCTTGGGTTATGAATATTTTGTAATTATTTGTAAATGATGGAAGATTTATGTTACTTGCAAGTACATTTGAATATTCTATTAATGATATAGGGATTAATTTTGCATTTTTGTCAATTTCATTAAAAAATGGAATTACATTATTTTCTGATATGTAATTTACAGTATCTCTAACTATATCTAACTGACTTTTTTTAGAATGACATAGCACGATATATTTGTCAGATATTGCATTTATATGTGTAACACTATAACATATATCACAACATATATACTTTTTGTTATTTGTATTGACTGTCCTCATATTTTTTTTGTAAATGCCACCACAATATACACATGGATATCTACCATATGTATATTTGCAATAAATATTATTATAATCAGAAATATTAGGACATAACTTTAATGTAGGCTTTTTCCACTCCATTTTGTTATTATTTTTATGTAGATAATGACATAACAAGTAATAATAGCCAGTGGTATTTGTTATCAATTTTATTAAATAAATTAATAATTTATTGTATTGTCATTTTGGATAGCTATGATTGGACTAGGTGCAAAAGATAATGTATCAAATTATTCTATTTTTCTTATAATATTTATTGCTGTTGCAACTATTTCATCTAATTTTTTTTCAACATAATCATTATCTTTATGTTTTTTGAATAACGCTTGTTTTATCGTGATAATTATTTGTTCTGGTGATTTTTGATCTAAATCAAAATTTGCTACAATATCCGTGATATTTTTTGACCTGATAGTTAATATATCAATTATGTCAAATATTTTTCTTGTTGCAATCTTAACATTATCCTCATAAATATTTTTTCTTTTTCTTATTGTTGTCATCTCATCATTATGTTTTGAAAATGACAATAATATTTTATGAATTAAGATATGTTCATTATATTTGAAATCTTGCTCAAAGAAATAATTCAATAATTTATTGATTTTATACTTAGAAGTATATTTAATATTTACTATCTCGTGAATTTGAGATAAGAATTTTTTTTCTTTTTCTCTAGCATTATTAACAATTTCAATTACTTTTGAAATGATATCATCATTGCTACATAATTCATTATTGTCGCTACATAATTCTTTATTGTCGTCACATAATTCATCATGGTTGTTATTGTTGTTATTTGACATGTTTGATATATTTTATAATAGTTATATATTACAATATATACTTATCTAGCACTTTACACATCAATTTTTAATTCATCTACTAAAAAAATTGATAATAAGACATAAATCTACAAGTATATATATTGAAGTAATATATATACAATATATGCAGTATAATGTAACTGATTTAGATAATTATAAAATATACTATGATAAAGTATTAGGTACAGGAGAATATTCAGTAGTATATTATGGGGTATATATTGGTTCTGGAAATTCATATCTATCTAACAATAAAGAAGTTGCTGTTAAAATAATAAATACTAAAAATATTGCATCCATCTCTTTAAATAATGAAATAGATGCTGCAGAATATATTAAAGAGAATCCTCATCCAAATATCGTTGAATATTATGACATTATAAGATCAGACGAACAAGTGTATATAATTATGGAGTATTGTGATTGTGGGAATTTAAGGTCATTGTTAAGTGATATTGATAAACCCATGAAAGAGAAATGGGCAAAATACTACTTTTCCCAAATTGCTAATGGATTGCAATATTTAAACAATATAAATGTAATTCATAGAGACCTAAAACCGTCTAATATATTATTAACAAATGATAGGAGTATTATAAAAATATGTGATTTTGGTTTTGCTGTAAAATTAAGTAATCTTGATAATAATACTATATGCGGAAGTCCATTATATATGGCTCCAGAAACACTTAATAATTCAAATTATGATAAAACTACAGATTTATGGGCAGTCGGTTTAATTTTATATGAAATGTTATTCCTTAAACATCCATATGATAGTTGTAATACTATACCTGAATTAAAAAGTAAAATAAATGGAGATAATATTATAATACCTCAATTTAATATATATAATAACAATACCAGTAATGAATGTACCAATTTATTAAAAGGATTACTTCAAAAAGATTGTAAAAAGAGAATATCTTGGAATACATTTTTAAACAATCCATGGTTGTATAAATATATTAATATAATAAACAAAGGAATATGTGGATATACATCTGTACTAAAATCAACATCACCTGATTGTATAATTCCAGAAAAATCTGATAAATTAAATATTAATATAGTTGAAGATTATTGTAATAATTTAATGAAATCAGATGAAATATTTGATTTAGATATTTAACTCAGGCAATTAACTCAAACATTTAACTTTTGATAATTTTTTTATATCATCTACACAGAATTCTCTATTATTATGTATAGTTCTTTTATGATCTGTATATTCATCTATTAATTTTCGTATAGTATCAGATATAGAATTTATATATCTTGTATCATCACCTTTCTTTGCTTTTTGTATAAGTTTATTTTTAATCCCTATATTTTCTGAATATAATTTGCAATCCTCACATTCTTCTACATCATGTAACTCTTTTAGTTCTTTTATAGCTATTGTTCTAATATTTTTAGGCAATATAGATAATCCTCTTTTAGGTAGAACATAAATTCCATAATATTTAGAAGATATAGGTTTTGTATTTGAAATTGGAATATCTACATCATTATTAAATTTGGAACATTTTGTAGTAATTATATAATGTTGTATATCACAAGGTGTAGGTTTAAAATCACCATTAAACATATAATCATATTTTGAACAAATACCTGTTATATACATATTTAAACACCACAAAATACCACACAAATATGATTTTACTGTATATGGATTATATCTAGAAAAATCAAACCTTTTGTATTGTTTTGGCAAATTATGTATAATATCTGCTATAAATTTCATTAAAAACTGTCTGTTAAATTTCCCATCTTTTATTAAACCTATATTATTTGCTCTTATTACCCTATTATAACTATCAAACAATGTGTCAAATTTTACTATTTGTAATTTTGGTAAATAATCATTACCCATCATTAATGATAAGCAACTAAAATCATGTCTAGTATTATTTAGTTTTATGTGAATATTATTTTTACTAATATTTTTGCTATAAAATGATTCTATCATATCACATACATTAAGTAATTTATGGATATGTCCTTCTTTAATAAGTATACTTGTATTATATAAGGATAGATTAGCAACTATCATAACTATTAGATCAGCATCATTTCCCACAATTATATATGATTGATTTTTATTATGTGAATTTTTTGATATGTATTTAAACAGTTTTAATTCTCCTTCATCTGGATATGAAGAATTGAATATCTGTATATTTACTTTATTAAATTTAAATTTGTTCTTTGTAATCCTTATATATTCATCCATAATATTATCAATGTATCTCATAAATTTTGTTCCGGGTGTAAGATGTATTGAACTTAAATTACCCATATCCACATTTTTTATACTTGCGAGTCTTCTTTTTCGTTGGAGTATAAGTTTAGAATAAGGTGCTGGACCATCTATTGCGATTATTATATTTTTTGTAATAATAAAATTTGATAATAGTGTATCCAAAGTGTTAAATAATTTAGATTTATATTCTTTATAATTATTTGACCCATATGTACATGCATGCAATATATGATTTAAATCTATACACATATTATCATATTTGCAATTATTTTTAATATTTTTAAAGCATTGAGCATAGTTTTGTTTTATCCATTTATTAAAATTGTTAATACCCATTAATAATTTTAATTTATTATAATTTATTGTATTGGAGATAAATGTATCAATTTTTATTTTAGCTTGTTAATTAATTCATCAATAGTAACTTTTTTATTATTAATAATATATCGCGGTTGAACAAAATAATCATTTTTAAAAGTTTTTAATAATCGTTTTAAATTATGATAACTTGTATTAGTATATATTTTTTTATATGGAGATATATTAAATTTTATCGAAATATCTGTACTTTTTTTGTCTATATTATTATACAAATCATCAAGAACAGTTCTAACTAATCTATATGGAATTTGCATAATAAATGATAATTTATCTGATTTGATATCTATATCAATCATTTTCATAGAAGATATATAATTTAATTTTATAATTGGAGCACCATATACATATCGATTATTTATTGTATTAGTTTTGTATGATATATTATCTGAATGTATAACTGGATAATATAATTTCATATATATAAGAATTATATATATTTATTATACATCGTAGAAATAAAATCTACTATGAATATAAATGAAAACACTAATAATATTAGATTGGGATGATACTCTGTTTCCGACCAGTTGGATTATTAATAAAGGTATAGATCTTACTGATATAGATATACAAAATAAGTATATCGTTTTTTTTTCAAAGTTAGATATGATAATCCACAAACTTATCTTCAATATGATTAAATATGGAAAAGTTGTTATAGTTACAAATGCTATGACTAAATGGGTCGATATATCATCAAATGTATTACCTAATACATCAACATTAATACAAAAACATGTCAAAGTTATATCTGCTAAAGATTTATATATTAAAAAATATCCTCAAAAAGTAATGTTATGGAAAAAATTAATATTTCACAGATTAATACATGAATATTTTAGGTATAGTAAGTCATACCAGAATATAATATCTATAGGAGATGCGAATTATGAATATAATGCTTTAGTGTCACTTTATGATAAAAATAATGATAGTCGGTATTTAAAATCTATAAAATTTATAAATAAACCTACATTTGATAAGCTTGTAGATCAACTTGAGATATTATATAGAAGTATCTCAAATGTTGTTAAAAAAAAAGATCAGGTTGATTTAGTATTTGATGATATTTAGGCTATTGTTCACTTTCTGGTTCTGGTTTAGGTTCAACTATAATTTCACCCAACATCCATCCTTTTTGAGGAATTGAATAGTATTTGTAAGTTCCAGGGGAAGTAAAATTAATAGAGAATATATCTTTTGATTTGATAATTCCTGAATTAAAGCTTCCGTCAACCGCTGTAACTGTTTTATCCAATTGGCCAACATTATGCCAAGTAACTGTTTCACCTTCCATTATATGATAGATAGGGTGTGAATATCCTGGTGATGCATCAAACATTTTTATATTATGACCACCATTCATAAGTTCAACTTGTAAGCCATATTTTTTTAATAAGCAATAAGAATAATAAATAAATATCGCTACTGCTAAGAACAATAAATATTTTTTGTATTGTTCTGGAAATCTGTTTAGAGCCACTGCACCTAATATCGGTGCTAATAAAAATATATGTACAAGATTTACTAAATTGTCTGTTATCATTTATATATTATATGTATATATATTTGATACAGATGTTATTATATTTTTTATTATATTAACATTTGCGTGTATTAGTTACTATACAATTTGTATGTATATACATATATGATTAATATATACATAATAAATTTAAAAAAGCGTCAAGACAGATGGAATATAGTTATTGATAATATTAATTCTAAAAGTAAAATATTACACCCTATAAAATTTTTAGCATGTGAAGGAAAACCTGGATGGATTTATTGTGCAATAAGTCATCTTAAATTAATACAGTTCGCAAAAGATACTAATATGCCATATATATTAGTTGGAGAGGATGATTTATCAATTATATCTGATAATTTTGACACAAAATTTAAAAAAATCCTAGACTATCTTGACAATAATACAGAATGGGATATTTTTAATGGTAATCCATCATATTTATCATATGAAAGTGATATTAATATTAAATTATTGAATAATGATCCTAATATTGTTCAATGTGATAAAGGATCCACTGCAAATTTTATAATTTACAGGAATACTGTATATGATAAATTATTAGAATTATTACCATTTTATGAAAAATTGGCAAAAGATGGTAGTAATAATAATGTTGATACAAGAAACTATACAAATCATGATGCTTTGGATTGCAAATTCCAGCAACAAAATTTCAATATAATTACATCTGTGCCATATCTAACAACACAACGTGATAATTATAGTGACATAGAAGAGACTATGGCCAAATATCAAGAAGGAATTAAAGTACACGGAGAACAATTTATATTTGATACATTAGGAAATAATATTGATAAAAAAGTGGTGTACATTTTGGACAATAATTTTGTAGGAGATTTATGTGTAACAAAGAATCAAACACCAAAAAATATTATATGGAGACGTATTCATCCAAATAATATTAAGTATTTGAAAAATGTTGTTGTTTTTATTACAGATAATTACCTGAATATTGATATTCAAAATGATAATATTATTAAAATAGCATGGTTACTTGAACCACCTGCTATTAGTCCTAATATATACGATACAATCATTAAAAGAGAAAATTATTTTGACCTTATACTTACACATCATAAATTATTATCTTTGAGTAGTAAAAAGTATATATGGTATCCATTTGGAGGAACATGGATGACACAACAATATACAAAATTATATAATAAAAGTAAATTATTGTCTATAATTGCATCAAAAAAGGTACATACAGAAGGACATAAATTGAGACATTTTATAGTGAAGAGATATTCAGAAAAGTATAATATTGATGCTATGGGATTAGCATATAACAAGATAGAAAAAAAGGTGGATGGATTAAGGGATTATTGTTTTCAGATAGTTGTAGAGAATTCAAAAATTGATACTTATTTTACAGAAAAAATAATTGATTGTTTTGCAACAGGAACCATACCTATTTATTGGGGAACGGACAACATTACGAATTATTTTGATAAAAAGGGAATTATTACATTTAATAATATAGATGATCTTGATGGCATTTTAAAGTCATTAAGTTATGATAAATATAAATCAATGTACAAACATGTTGTAAATAATTTTAATTTAGTTAATAATTACAGAACATCTGAAGATTGGTTGTATAGCAACCATAAATATATATTTGATTATAACCAATTTACATATTGTAAAAAGACGGATGGTATTTTTTACAAAATCCGTGATTTATACAATAAAAATTTGTACAAAGATGCTTTATTGTATATTGATTATCTAATATCATTTGATAAGGCATATAAATATGATTCTCTTCAAAAAATAAATAATATTTTATTTATGAAGGCTCATTCATTACAAGAATTAAATATGTACAAAGATGCAGAATGTATATATATGAGCCTAATTACATCAAATAATATAGATCCTAAATTAAAAAAAATGGCTTGTACTAATATTCAATTCCTCAAATAAATTAGTTGTATAGTCATTAATTTGGCCTTTAATATTTTTAACTTTAGTATTATCTGTTTTATGTATCCACTCGGATAATACTAAATTATCTTTGTTTGATTTTGCAAAAATGTGTTTTAATTCCCTGAACATTTTATAATTTTTGTAATTGTTGCTGTACATAGATCCTTCGGCAAATGTTGCATATGAAGTGCACAAAAAAATACCATTAATATTATTTATTAATCTATCAAGTAAATCATAAAATCTTTTAATAAAGTCTATATCATTGTCATTTTGCAATATATTATCTGAACTTAAATTCATATCAGTATTTTGGTACTGTATAATTTTATTGTATGTTCTTTGCGATCTGTTTATATTTTCTGATGGCATTTTTGTACAAAATACATAAACAGTTGTGTTATATCTTTGACTATTATATATATTCTGATCTATATTATCCCATCTAAAAGTATTAAATGTTTTTTTAATAAAAATAGGATCTATATAATCATTTTCTGAAAAATTATTATTTGGAGATATTATTATAATAGTATTTTTAATGTTACAATTTATTGTTTTTATTATTACATCTTCAACATATGATGGAAATAACTGCCTCCATTGCTTATATTTCCGATAGTCAGTACTATTTGGAATCTCTTCCATTGATGCACCAACCGCCATATAAACCATATGTTTTGTTTTATGATTAATAGATAATATGTTATTTATTAGGTTACATACTTTTTCTATATTCTTATTATATTCACAGAAATTGGTATATCCACCATGAATAGGATGATTAGGATATGTATAATATGGATTGTTCATATATTATTTGTGCAAAATATCATGTGACAGAGTATTATGTGCATGTATCAATTTTTTCCAACATTCCATACGTAATCATTATTTTGGCCATATTTTAACACAAATTTCCATAATTTAGCATCATATGTGGAAACAGTAGGATAAGGTGGTTGTATATTTGCAATTTCTCCGAATTTTTGATCAGATATGTATAATTTGCTCCTAGATAAATCCATTTGATCTGGCCATATTTTTTTGCCAACTTGAACAACATTAAAGAATGTTTTTGGAAATACTGAATATAGAGCATTTAATATAGTTGCTGAGCCAGCAACTAACCATAATCTTTTGGGATTGTGTTTCCTTAAATTATCCGGTAATGCTTTTTTTATTTGATCAGCTAATATTTTTATATATTCTTCAGAATGTAGACCAAATGGGATTAAACATATATAATCATCTCCTTTCTTTTCTTTTATATTTTTAACATATTCTTCTGCTTTCTTTTGTACTAATTTTAGAGGGGCCTTATATCCTACTTCAACAATTTTAGGATTATATTCACTTGCGGTGTTTGTAAGAGGCCATCTAGGTCTTTTCTTTTCAAGGAATAGAGTAGCCTTTTTACCAGTTAAATTAGCAACATAAGCTAATGCTATTTGAGCGAAACCATAAACAGGACCAGCATATACAAATTCTGTACATTTACTATTTTTAATTATCCTTCCTAGCATTCTTTGCTTAGTTCCTCCAACTAAAAAATCATCTCTAATAATATTAAATTTTCTATTATCTACTTGTTCTGGTACAATAACCAGGCTAGGGTTTAACACATCATCAAGATTCCCACCTATTTTTTCCCTTGGTTGTTTATTATTAGATGTTTTTTTCCATATCCACATTGGTTGAGGAGATATGTAATACCCTTTTTCACTTTTATCTGCATAAGATATAACACCTAAATATTTAGAATTTTGTAACTTATTTACAAAATCAATCATTTGTTTAACAAATTTAGTATCTCTCATATCATTGATATTAATTACCATATGACCTCCTTCACTAAGATATCCCCATGCTTTTTTTAATGCAACAAATAAAAAATTATTTAGCCATATATCTACATTATTATCGGATGATGTTGTTACTGATTGTGTTTTTTCTTCAGAATATATTTCAAGATTAAAATATGGTGGAGATGTGAAAACCAAATTGTATTTTTTATCTGGTATGTCGGCAGTTTCAAAAGGTGAATGAAGCAATACATATTTATTTGGATCTTTACCAAATAATTCTATCATCTCCTGATAACCTTTATGTAAGCAAGAATTAGGATCACTACCACAATAAAAATCAACATCACATGCCATAGCTCCTATTAATCTATCACCCCAACCAGCAGATATATCAAGGATTGTATCTGCTTTAAACATTTTAATTATTGATACCATAACAGTTGGTCTAAAAGATGTACATTCTTTTGTTAGCATATAAAGAGATTCTCGCAAAACATAACTATTAATTTTATTATATTTTTCTATTGTGAATTTGACCACTTCTCTCTTATTTGTGTCCCAATATTTGCTGGGACTTTGTATTTGATCAAATCGTTTACATAACATACGACACCTTTCTTGAAAATAATCTGATAAAATATTGTATTTAAGGTAATCCTCTATATCTTTCTCTAAAATTAATGATTTTCCCTTAAATAAAAATTCATCTAAAAAATCTATACTATGCACTTTATATTTTGTATTTACTAGTTTGTATTGATAGTCACTCAATTTATTAAATTTGGCAAGAATATCTTCTTTCTTTAAAAAATTATATTTATAAGGGAATTTCGTATTACCTAAATTTCTTGTTATTTTATCAATTGTCTTATCAAATCCCATATTTTTAATTAATTCTGAAACTTCTCTTTCACTAAGTTTATAATAATCTGATTGTTCAGTATTAAAGTCTAATATTGAAGAATAATAATATTTTTTGCTTTGTGCTGATTTTTTAGTCTTAATATATTCACGGAAATATTTCTTGTACTGACTCTCATAATATTTTTTCATTAATTTATAATATTAATTGATAAATAAAACCATTAATATGTATATATACATATGTATGTATATGCATAAAAAAATTGAAAAATAGAGAGTTATATAGGTCCATTAACAAAACCTAGTATAATATAATAAAAAATAAAAATGTCTTTTTTACCAAAATATAAAAACCCAGCACCAAAATGCAAACATTGCAAACAAAAACCAGCAAACCCAGGTTACAGTTTATGTAATAGTTGCTACAAAAAAAACCAAAAATCACAATAACAGCAACAATAATAATAACAATCACAAAAATCACAATAACAATAATAACAACAACAATTACAACAACAGCTACCACAATAGCCGCTGTGTCAAGTGTCATCAACACCCAGCAAAATATGGCTCTAATATCTGCCAAGTTTGCTATGGCAAAATACCACCAAATGTCCAAATGGGAGGTGTAGCGTGCTTTACTCCTGGCTGTTCCAAAACAGTTATTTGGTTGAATGGCAGTTTTACTAAATTTTGTTGTTTTTCCCATATGCATGGAAAGTGCCAGCTATGTGGCGTAACACTTCAAAATGGAAAACCAACATGTGGTGGTTGGATTTGTTCAAAAGTTTGGAATTCTTCAAGTTAAATGTTTTTTATTTTATTTATTTCAAAAAAAAATTGATACTATTATTATCAATATATAATATCAGTAGAGTACAGCATATATACATAAAATATGAATACAACATTTGATAAATTTGAACGTTCAGAATGGAACAAGATAGAAAAAAGGTATGATAATCCGGTTACAAATACTGTACTGGATGTTATCTATGATTTAGGGAATAATTATAAAAATATTCAAAAACACATTGAGTCAAACCTTATTGTTTCTGGTGATATGGTTTATATTGAACTTAGGAAAGAATTAGTAAAAAGGGGTATATTACCTGATAAAAAAATTAAATTAAAAGTTAAAAGAACAGGAGGGAAAAAGAATAGAAAAAAAAAAGGAATGACAAAAGAGGAGATTATAATGAAGAATAAGATGGAAAAAACATTATCTTCTTTTAAAAATACATTAAATTCCATTTACAATAATAATAAACTAAACACTAGTTATGGATTTAAAAGTAATTATGCTGAAATAAGACTTGTAACACTAATACTTGCTATTAAATATCATATTGATAACAATACTGATGAATCAGAGAAATATGAATTGTATGTTGGTGTGGGAAAGACTCTTTGTAATATACACATAATTAAAAATATATCTGATATAACTGTATCGGATTTAAGATATATGTTAGATATATTAAAAGAGAATATTAATTTTAGATATGAAATAATGTTTCAAAAATATCCTAAATTATGTATTACAACTAAATATGACATTATATTTTCAACAATGTCAATAAAACCATATGGTAGTCAGAAAGAATTAATGAAAATATTATTAGATAATAATAGCGGATTTATAATATACAAGGCGATGATAGGTTCTGGTAAAACAACATTATCTGTTGCTATTAGTAATTATTGTTCCAAAATAAGATCTGTACAAAAGGCTATATCTAGTAAAAAGGTTGAAAGACTTACACAAGTATTATTTGCATGTAGTGTAGAGCCTGTTAGATTAGATGTATGTAGAATGGCATATAACAAGAATATACCATTTGGTATAGGTGTTATGATAGACGATGAGATTAAAATAATAAATAATTTTAATTGCAAAGATAAAGAAGATAGAATACTTATAGTTGCTGATTTAGAAACCACATTAAGATTATTAAATAAAAGTAATAATTACATATTATTTTTAGATGAGCCTACAGTAGGTGCTGATCAGCCAAATCATCCTATAACTAATACTGTTTGTCAAATTTTAAAGATAGCACCAAAATGCACAATATTATCATCTGCCACAATGCCAGAATTGTGTGAAATTACATCTATTACCGATCATTATAAAAGTAGATATAGTAAATCTGATATACATATGGTATATTCAAGAGAATCTATTATAGGATGTAGAATTATTGATTATTATGGAAATGATATAGTACCATTTGCCAATTGTAAAACATGTAATGAATTGAAAAATATAATACATTATATTAATACAAAACCTTTTGTAGGTAGATTATTGCCACCTCCTATATTATATAAATTAAATGATTCAATATGTGGTTATTATCCAGAATTATCTGTAGATATAGATAAATATTTTGAGAATATTAGTAAATTGTCTCAAAATGAAATTCAAAAAATTATAGTAGAATTGTTAGACAGGATAGCTAGTACAGATGATGATACTGTTAAAAGTATATGTAGTGAATTTTTAGCAAACAAAACAGAAATAGAATATGACATAAGTAAAATATTTACTGATCATGCATATAAATTTGCTGGTCCATGTTTAATTGCAACAGAAAATCCATATGAATTTGTTGTAAATAATTCAAAAGATTTATTATCAGACATTAACATATCTAATATAATAACCGAATATACTACTGGACTTCGAAAATATAAATCATTACTTGAAAAGGCAAATATTATAAAAGATGTAGATGAGAAAACCAAAAGAATAGCTAATCTTGAAAATATTAAAAATAATATGTTATTAAATTTTCCTAAAGAATGTAGAGTAAATACTAAATTTCATCTACAAAGATATGCACCAAATATAAATCCATCAGATATTAATATTCAATCTATGTTAATTATAGAATCTTTACCTACAGATCTTGATATTCCAGATATTGTAATGTCTGCTTTATATGCGGGTATAGGTATTTATTGTCCATCAAATAATATATTAGGAAAAAGATATACAGAATTAGTGTTAGAATTGGCTAGTGATGGATTATTAGCATTTTTAGTATCAGATGATACTATATCATATGGTGCTAACTATCCATTTTCCCATGTTATGACAGATAAGACAATATCATCAAAACATTCAATAAATAGTATATTTCAATTAGCGGGTAGAGCAGGTAGAGTAGGTGAATCATGGTCAGCATATGTTCATGTTGATGATATTGTCAAAGATAGAATCATAAATTATATTGAAGGCAAAGAAAATACAGGATCTTCTGAAGAAGGTAAAAATATTACTAATTGTTTTAATAAGATATTAGAAGCAGATAAAATAAGCACACACGAGAAAAATATTGACAATAACAATAATAATCAACCTAAAGTACAAATATTAGTAAATGGTAAAATTCGTAAAGTATCCACTACAAAAATAAGTATGATTGAAGAAGAAAAAGAAGTAATTAATTTTAAAAATACATCAAAAAATGTATATATTCCTCCAAATAAAAGATATAATAAAACAAATAATAAGGGATATACTGGATTTGTAAATGAAAAAAAACCCCCAGTGGGAAAAACAACATCAGGCGCAAATAGAGGATATAACGGAAATCCTAATGGAAATGCTGATAGAACTACTAATTGGAGAAATAATAATAATAATAATAATTCAAACAGATATTAAAATATCAAAAAAAGATATAATAACTAGTCTTATGATAATATAATTTTTTTATGATAATCAATTATATATGAGTGTTAATTCACAATATAATACATCACTTACAAGTATAGGTGATATAAGTGGAAATTTACCAATAAATACTGGTAATAATTCTGATAATCCTGTATATGGAGCATCTTTTAAAGAAGTTCCTAGAATACCTAAATATTATGAAAAATTACAATCTTATACAATTGTTCCTCCATGGTTAGCAAAAAAGCAAGAAAAAACATTTATGAATAATATTAAAAGATTAAACGAGGATCCTGTGAAGACATATAAGGAATTGGAATACGTTCCGATTGATAATGAGATACATGATGCGTATGAGCAAGTTATATATGGATATGGTGATAATTATATAGGACAAATACCAAAACCTAGACCAGTTACACAATTGGAAGGATTTAGTCCTATGGATTATATACCAAAATTTGGATATCTTATTAATTTATTTATACTATTTTGTGTAATATTAATAATATATTATGTAATTAATATGTATTAATTTACTCATTCCTTTCAGTTTTATTTGGTTATCAATAAATATGAAATCCATGTTTTCCGTGAACATTACAAAGATAACAACGGATATTCATTGTATTATTTGCGCTATAATATAATAATTTTTATAATTAAGATATTTATTATGAATATTGACGAGTATAAGGTATTAATTGCATTTTATGGTGCCCATTATGATAATGGATCAACTGATAGTATTAAGAAAGTATTACATGAAGATTTTATATTTACTATGGGTGAGGATAGATTAAATGGAAAACGATTCTTAGAAAAGGTTAACAACTTATTTTTTAGCATAGTTAAGAAAAAAACAATTATCATAGATAATATATCATTTACAAGAGATATATGTGGATATATATTGTGCAAATATTATATTGAATATGATGTAAATGATGATCATATTAAGAATTTTCGCGCGCAAATTATTGATAGAATTAGATTACGTGATGGAAAAATAATAAAATGTGAAAGAAACGTTTCATAAATAAATATTATACTTTTTGTATAATTGCATTGCCTTCGCAATCAACATTTATATTGTATGTATTTTGTTTTATTATTCTGATGTATTTTGATATTAGTATCATATCATTACTTAATATGCATAAATAATCTATATTATCTATATATTTCCATCCATTATTGTTGATAAATTGCAATGTAAAATATAATTTATGGTTTATTCCATTGTTATCATTATATGATATGTAATTTTTATTATGAATAGGATATAATTTAAGAGTTATATAATATGATCCAAAATGAGGATATATTATAAACTTTACATTATTTATTTTTTGAGTTAATTTGCATGTTAATCCATTATCATTACTTAATGGATTAAATATTATATGCCATGTATTATCTAAATTATAGAATGATTGGATTAGACTTATTATATTATTATACATTTTAGATATATTTATACTTAGTAAATATTAAGTATGAGTTAATTTTTCAATTTTTTATACATAATTATTATAAATTAGCGAGGTTATTTTATATTTTAATAGTATATATGTTTTTGATTTTTATATTTATATTTATCTTAATTATTGTTCCAATAATTATATCATGTTGTTGCTTGTCTTCTGTTGCCAGTTTTGCAGTTGTGTTTAGTAATGATGGTGGATTTAATAAGATGCCACTTATATTAAAACCAGCCGCATATATTTTGTTTACATTTCATATATTATACTCAAAAATGACAAATAGCAATTAATCCTATAGTTATTCTTATAAAAATCGTTAAAAATATGCTTTGTTTCAATCCTATCATCATATATTGCATAATATGAGTTGTGTAAAGGTGATAATATGTATTTATTATACCTGATTTATCTAATTGATTGTATTACTATTCCGATGGTATAAAAATTCACAATCTAACTATGGCCATTATACTTTGTCTGTATAACGGATTAATTAACCTATATGATTACATTATTTTAATAACTAGTGTAACTATAAACTTAAATATGGTGTGTTATAATATTATTGCATCAATATAATACATAGTATTTGCACATTAGTTCGGATTTTATACCTTAAATTTGGAATAAATTAAGTTCTCATATCAAGTATATTCATATCTATTAACCATTTTGGAATTTCACTTATTTTATTATCAGAAATCCATAATTTTTGTAAATTAGTAAGGTTACCTATATTATATGGCAAATTACTTATTTGATTATCAGAAATCCATAATTCCTGTAAATTAGTAAGGTTACCTATATTATATGGCAAATTACTTATTTGATTATAAGAACAAAAAAATTCCTGTAAATTAGTAAGGTTACCTATACTATTTGGCAAAACACTTATTTTATTACAAGAACAAAAAAGTTTTTGTAATTTAGTAAGGTTACCTATACTGTCCGGCAATTCACTTATTTTATTATCAAAACAAGAAAGTTTTTGTAAATTAGTAAGGTTACCTATACTGTCTGGCAATTCACTTATTTTATTACAATAACAAGAAAGTTTTTGTAATTTAGTAAGGTTACCTATACTATTTGGCAAAACACTTATTTTATTATAAGAACAAGAAAGTTTTTGTAATTTAGTAAGGTTACCTATACTGTCCGATAATTCACTTATTTTATTACCAGAACAATAAAGTTTTTGTAAATTAATAAGGTTACCTATATTGGTAGGTAGTTTATCTAATCTTTTAAGGTTTATATTTAATCTATTTATCTTATTGATGTCTTCTTTTGGTAATCTATCAATAAGTAACTCTAATATGTCAACATCTGGATTATTCTTCTTAACTTCTTCTTGGAACAATTCATATACTGGTTT